GAAGAAACCCTTAGAGTCCTGTGCCACATAGCGCACAAAGTGGTGTAGAGAGACATCTTTAAGTGGAACGCCATCCCACTTGATGTACTTCCATCCCACGAGTGCTGGGGCACCCTCCACGTGACTGGGGATAGGAAACGATCTTTCAACGGAAATATACCACAAATCTGGGATGAGTGGGACCTGTCCATTGAAGTGCTTCGTCACCTTGTCACTATCCAGCATTCCATCAGTTTTGAATTCCTACCTCACCTTAACGGTGATGGTGATTCGATCTCGACGGGTAATGGAGGTGGGCTCATTGGAGTACACTGTCGCACATGAGTCCTTGACATTCTTAGTTCCCACAACACATTTTGGTTCAACAGATACCTTGCCTTTCAGCTCGGCTTCTGCCATATTAGCATACATACGAACGTTGTTTACTAACTGAACCATCAATGTTGTTGGAGCTTGTTGTACAAACTCAGGCTTTGTATTTCCAATGTCATCAATAAGAACACCATTCATGTATGATCGATAGTTCGACATGAACTTATCAGCCTCATTGAGGGTGATAATACGATCATCAGTAGCCTTGTAATTGTTATGAAGTAACGTCGTGACCATGAGGATATTGGCAACAGAAGATTTCCCAACTGCTGTACCGCCAAACACACCAATACTATAAGGGGAGACACGAAGGCCTCCCTGCACACGAGTTTGTCGGAAAGAAGACTGCCAACTGCGCAAAGCATCAAGCTTCCGCCTGTAGACATTTTTCTCAACTGCGCCTCGTGATGTAGTGATGAAATCTTGACACTTCTCTATTGTCCTACAGAGAAGTTCCTCGTAATCATTCTCGTCCATGTGTTGGAGCTCCAAGTTTCCTGCCTTAGCATAGTCGAAACATTGCTGGCAGATTCCAAAATTCTCCTCAAATTCCTCATTTTCCATATTTCCATACAAGAGCGGTTTAATAGAACCACGCTCAAAACACGCATAACCTCCTTCTGCAAAGAAGACAATTGTCTCGAAGACAGCGTCGATCAAGTCGACGCAAGATGCCTGCTTCGCAGCAGCTCCAATGGAAAACAACTTCATACTACCGACACGAAAATCAAGTGAAGAAGCCTCACAGAGTCCAAGACCCACAGCTAGACTGAGTATCTTGGAAATCTTAGAGAAACCTTCATTTCTGATGACTAGAGTCCAGTTCTCCTGACAATCCTTGAGTAGTTTGAGCCATTTAGGCCTTTCCACTTCATGCAGGTATGAACGCAACTCACCAGTCTGAGTGTCGTAACAGGTGTTCAAAATGTTTTCTGTCCTGGGCAAACAGAATTCGCCACTCTGTGTGGAGAAATCCAATTCACAAACTTCTGCAAGATAGTTTGCTGCTAAAACAGCAACAGACTTCCTGTAATGTGTCTTGAAATACAAAAACA